CTCTGGATGCTTGCCCAGCATGGCCTCGTACAGCTTGGCGTCGTCGATGCTCACTTCTCGTTCTCCTTAGCCGCGAGCGCGGCCTCCAGCTTGATCCAAGCGTCGTGCGAGGCCAGGAACGTGCCGTTGCGCGTCGCGTCGTAGTACTCCCGCGCCGCCGCCTCGATGGCGCGCAGACGACGCACCTCGGCGATCAGCGCGGGGGCGGCGTTGAGCAGCTCGACGGTGTACGCATCGTCGGCGTCGTTCGCAGGGAACTCGCCACGCACCCGCCTTCCTTCGTGCTCGACGTAGTAGCCGATGAACCCGAACGAGTATCCCGGCGGCGGCGTAACATGCACAAACGGCCCCTGCGTCGCAGCGGCGCGCAGAGTCTCCAGCTTGTCGATGTCGATGTCGGTCACTTGGCGGTCTCCTTCGCCGCGAGCGCGGCCCTCAGTGCTTGGTACTTGTCCCACGGTTCGCAGTACGCCTCATCGAACACCCTCGCCGCCGCCTCGATGGCGCGGAGCCGCTGCAACGAGTTGCGGGCCGCGAGAAGTTCGGCAGCGATCTTCCGGACCTCTGCCCACGACGGATCGCCCGTGGCAGCGCAGACGGCCAAGGGTATCGGTTTGCCGGCGGCAATCTCTCTCAGCCGTTCGTCGGTCAGGTCGGTCACTTGTCGGTCTCCTCGTCTCCGGTCTTGGTGATCTTCTTCGCGCTACGCTGGCTCGCCCAGTCGAACGACAGAAGCGCGCCGCCGGCTTCGCGCAGACGATCGACAACGGCTTCGCCCAGAAACTCGCGCAGCTTCGGCTGCGTCAGGTTCGTCGCCAGCACGGTCGGCTTCTGCCACTGGTAGCGCTTGTCGAGGACGCGGAAGAACTGCGCGACCTCGTAGTTGCTGTCGAGCGAGCGACCGACCTCGTCGATGACCAGCAGGTCGCACTTGGTCAGCTCGTCCATGACGTTGGTCTCGGTCTCGCCCTTGCCGCCGAACGTCGCCTTGATGCGGCCGAGCATGTCCATGACGGTCGTGTACTGACCCGTTCCTCCCTTCTCGATGACGTGCCGCAGCAGGCCGCATGCGAGGTGCGTCTTGCCGGTGCCCGTGGCACCCAACAACACCATGGACCGGCCCGTCTCGACGGCAAGTTCGTAGTGGCTGACGTACTCGCGCACGACGCTCCAGACGCGGCGCTGTGCGTCCATCGGATGCTGCCAGTTCCAGATGGTGGCCTCGGAGTAGCGCGACGGGATGCCGGATCGGCGCAGTCGTTCCATGGATGCTGCCTTGGCCGCGTTCATGCCGCCGTGGACCTGCGCGTTCCATGCATCGACCTCGCGCTGCTTCTCGGCGTCGCAGGTCGGGCACGATGACCAGAAAGCGTCCAGAAAGGTGTGCAGGCCGTGGCTGACGTGCTCGCCACGGATAGCCGCGCGGCGGCCTCGCTCGCGCTGCGTGACGTAGCCGGCCGGCTTGGGCTGCAGGTCCCAGCACTTGCTCGCGTACTCGCCGTGCTTCTCGCAGCTGCGCATCTCGTTGCCGATGACGACGTGCTCGCGTTGCGGGTGGATGATGCGGGACTGACCAGGGCCGAGACGGCCATGGCGAGGGTCGGGTTGTTGGTCGTGCATGGAGGTCACCAGTCGTACTTGACGGGGTCTTCGCCGGGCGGGCACCAGGAGCCGAGGGGCGTGGACTTCGGCACGAAGCCGCCGGACGCCTTGGCTTGACCACCACGGCCTGCCTGCGCCCAGTCGGCACGGAACGACTGCCATCCGCGCTCAACGCAGGTCCGCAGGGCGTCGGCGAGCGTCACGCCAGCGGCGGCGGCTTCGCGCCGGATGCCGGCGACCACGGTCTCCGTGACGGGCGCCCGTCTCTGCCGTCTCAGGCTGGCGAAGTCGGACCACACGGCATCAGGCACGTCCTCGGGACGTGCTGCCGCGCGTGAGCGCGGCTTATGCTTCTTCTGGTCTGCTTCTGCATCTCCATCTGCTTCTACTTCTACTTGCGTAATGTTACGCGTGACATCACGGGCTGCGCGTTGCTCTTTCTGCCGCTCCCGGTAGCGACGCTGACGCTCCGCTGCGGTGTAGTCGCGTTCGCGGTAGGTCATGTAGTTCAGGATGAGGAAGCCGCCGGAGATGCGGACCATCCTTCGGCCTTCGTAGGTCGGTGTCCGGCTGTCGGGGTCTGGTGAAGCCAAGACCGACAACGCCGAAGTGCCAGCCTCAGGACTCAGGCACGCCCGCGCGCACAAGCCCGTCGATGCGGCCTCGACCATGCCGTACCAGCCAGCCGGCACGGTGAAGCCAAGCGGCTTGAGGCTCCCGATCTGGATAGCCTCGACCGGCTCCAGCAGCTCGACGGGATGCGCTAGCAGCAGCGCCGTGAGGAACATGGTCCTGGCATCGGCCTGCACCCACAGGCTGGAGTCCAGAAGCCCCGAGTCCAACTTCACGAAGTGCGACATGCGGCGCGTGACGTTACGCGTGACGGTGACGGTGTCAATACGGTTCTTCGGCATGAGGGTGCCCTCCCGAGCTACTCGCTAGGAGCCGATTTGCGGCCCGATCGCTTCCCGGCCTGTGGTGGTAGCCCCCCGTCGTCGATCGTGGCAGGGGCGGGCTTCTGTCGGCCTTTCCGTGCCTTCCGCGCAGCCTTCAGCTTCCGGGCGATGGCTTCCTGCCGCTTGCTGGCCCTCGCACGCTGGCAGGGAACGCACTGCCCGTGCGCGGTGTACCTCCACGGACTCCCGCAGACGCGGCAGGGGTGGAAGCCTTCGTAGACGGTGCAGCCGCTTGCGGCGGCCTCCATGCGACTCATCGGCATGCCGGACCCTTTAGAGAGTCGGCATCGTAAGTGCAAGCGTAAACTGCCGAGGTCGCCCTCGCCGGCCCTCACCGGCGACCGACCTACCTACCGTTGCACAGCATGAACTGGAGACCTCACTGCGGCTGCGACCTCGGCTCTCTCAGCATGCCGCGCGGACGAGAAGCGTCAACACCACGCCGCAAGTCACGATCGCGGCCACGGTCATGGCCACGCCGATGGCGACCATCGGGTCACGCGGGAGGAGAGTGCGGCGGCGTCGGGCCATGGTCAGTGGCAGCTAGCGTGCAGCGGGGATGGGCGGGACACCGCAGCGTCCTCGCCGCCGCGCCGGCAACGTACCGCCGACGGGCGCCAGGCGCTACGGCGGCGTGTCGCCCTGCCAGCTCACGCGCACCGTGCGGCCGCTCCAGCCGTCGCCGTACACCGAGCTGCCGGCGATCGTCACCTGCTGCACCGACACCACCGGCGACGCGATGCGCAGGCCTCGGTAGGCCGTGGCAAGCGAGCCAACGAACGCCAGCAGCGCGGCGTCGCCCTGCTCGCGCGGAGCGTACACGTCGGCAAGCAGCGTGCCCGTCCAGCGGTAGCGGTCGCCGTTGTTGACCGCGGCGCATCCGTCCACCGACGTGAGTACGCGCATCCACAGCGCGCCGAAGTCGGGCACCGGGCCGTTGTCGATGACGTACGGCACCGACGCCGCAGCCGCCGCCGTGATGGACGGCTGGCGCACTGCCTCGAGCAGCTGCTGGTGCGTCGTCACAGCGCGGCGATGACCAGGTGCAGGATGCGGACCACGGCGCGCTGCCAGGCCTCGAGCACCGCTTGCTGCACGCGCACGCGATCCGTCAGCCCGCGGTTCTTCGCCTCGGCCTTCAGCGCCGCCAGCAGCGGCGCGACATCCTCACCACGCGCGATGCGCACCGGGATCAGTGCGGCGTCCTCGGCCATGGCGAGCAGGTCGGCGCGCACCTGCGGGTCGGTGATCTCGGCCTGCAGACTGCCGAGCAGCGCGTGCAACTCGTCCCTGACGATGCTCTCGACCTGGTTGGGCATGGCCATCACTTCACCCCGGCGGCGAGCTCGTCGGCGGTGATGCGGTCACCCCACGCGCGCAGGCCGCGCAGGTGCGTCTCCTTGGCCTTCTCGTCGAGCTTCGCGTCGGCGGCGAGGTACGCGACCATCATCGGCGCGAACCAAGCGTAGGTGGCGCGGTCGGCGGCGATGCGCTGACGGTCAGGACCGCAGCAGCCAACGAGGAGCAGGGACGCCGCAAGCGCGGCACGACGGGCTAGGGTGTTCATTGGTCTCTGTCTTGGAGGAGTGCGATTAGCCGAGCCTCGCGCCGATCGGTGTCGGTGCGCGCCTCGGCCAGGATCTTGGTTACCGTGTCCGCGAAGGTGCCGCTGATCTTGCTGGCCGTCTCCAGGTGCTGCGACACGACGCGATCGTGAGCGACGCGCAGCCGTTCCTCGCGCTGCAGGAAGTACCACGCAACGCCGAAGGCGAGGCCGCCGCTACCGACGCCAAGCAGCTTGTCCCATGGGATCGAGACGAGGTCTTGCGCGGGCATTCCTGCTTGGGTGACGATGGCGACGCTGCCGCCGGCGACGATGCCGGCGAGGGTGGAGAGAACGCTTTGAGCCATGTTCACGGGTGTAGCCTGCTCGTCATGGTCGCTGCACTTTCTGTGGGGTGATCCATTTTCGCACTAAGGCCGGTCAAACTACTTCCAGGTCCCGGACACCTTGACGAAGGGCGTGCAGGTCTTCCAGACCCCGCTGACCTTCAGCCACACGGTGGTCTGCTTCCACACGCCGCCGACGCGCAGCCAGACAACCGTGGTGGTCGGTGGTGCTCCAGTCGGTGCGAGCAGCGTGAGGAGCATGGCTAGCTAGCGCGCAGAGCGACGAGCGCCGCCTCAACCTCGGCCAGCTCGGCGTCGATCTGCTCGATACGGTCCACGTCGCCGATGCGAATCGCGCAGGTACGTTGCGTGCCCAGGTTGACCAGCGCGGCCTCGTACAGCTCGATGCGTTGGGCGGTGTCCATCAGATCACCATCTGGCGCAGGTGAATTGCCGCCGTGTTGTGCACCATGTGGACGAAGAAGATTTCCGTCGCGCCGTCCTTGTAGATCACGTCGAACGCTGTGTCGCCGACGATCGCCGCGCCCTGCGGGTACAGCATCGTCGACCACGGGAACATCTCAGACCGGGCGAAGTCGTACGCGAACCAGCGGCCCGTCGCCTCCTTCTGGAGGTAAAGGATGCCGCCGATCAGCGCGTACTTGCTGCCCGTCGTGAACGTCTCCGTGTTCGGCGAGTAGGTGATCGTCGCCCAGGTGTTCGCTGCGATGTCGTAGCGGTGCAGGGCCGCCGTGCCCGCGCCCTGAAACGAGTAGATGTACCGCCCGTTCAGGATCAGCGACTCGTTCGTCCAGTCGCTTTCGGTCGCGCTGTGCACCCAGTGCGCGCTCATGCCCAAGCCAGGAGCCGCCGCACGCGCCGCACCGGGCGACAACGTGCTCCAGGTGTTTCCGCTGATGCTGTAGCGGTAGAGCGTGACGGCGTTGTTGCCCAGGTAGTAGAGGAAGTCGTCGTTCCCCGTGATCTGGTAGACGCTCGTCGCGTCGGGCGTCGTGGTCCAGGTGGCGACGGTGAGAGTGTCCGCCGTGTTCGCCGTGATGGTGCGGAGCTGGCCCGCGCCCGTGCCGCTGACGATTCGCACCTGCGAGTTGATCCACTGGCTGGCCGTCCAGGTCTTGCCCGTCTGCACCAGCGTCGTGGCCGTCGCGCTCGTCGCGGTGCCGGTGGCGAACGTCTTGAAGTCGCCGTCCACGATCGACGGCGTGGCCACCAGCTTGCCGTCGGTGCCGAGCGACGCCGCGAGTCCCGCCTGCGCAAGCGTCGTGTAGGTGTTCGTGGCGTAGTCGTAGACGCGGAAGCTTCCGGAGGCGAGCGTGCCCGCAGTCAGCAGATACCAACGCGGCGTCAACAGGCGGTACACCGTCGAGGCCGAGAACGCGCTCGCCTGCGTCGCTACCGTGATCACCGCCGTCGCGCCCACCGTGTTGCGCACGATATCGAGCACCGCACCGTTGTTCGGACCCGACAAGATGTGGATCTTGTAGCCGCGCAGGTCACGCGCCAACGTCTGGTTGGTCGTGATCGTCGAGGTCGTGCCCGCCGTCGCGGTGAGCGACGCTGCGCCCACCGTCGAACCCGTGGACCATGCGCTAGCCACCGCCGCC